TGCTGCTCCGCCACCTAATGCTGATGCTGTGTAGTTTCCTGTTATTAATGTTTCTTGGTTAAAATCATCCCACCAAGTAGTGTAGTCTGGATTACCAACTAATCCTATTGGCATATTCTGCCACCATGAACCTGTTGCTTGTCCTTGTGTGCCACCTTGGCCACTGTACATAACTGGTCCGCTAAATCTTGTTAAGCCCATAAAATCTCCTTTTTGGTTATAGCCTCATCGATTGCATAGTCTCTATAACGTCTGCCTAGCCAGTCTATACATTCGCAAATTATACTAGGAAGGTGAGTATAAAATAAAAAAGGCGCTCTTACAAGCGCCTTCTTCATATCTGGGAGGATCCAGTGTTATTTTTTTTCTTCTACTTTTTTAGGCTCTTCTTTTGCTTCTGATGCTTTTTTCTTATTTGCTAAAGCATAAGCTGCATTATTTTTTTCAGCCATATTAACTACCTGCAGAACCGTAAGCAGCTCTTGGATCAGAATATCCAAAGCTATATCTCTCTCTAGCTTTGTATCTCATGTTTCCAGTATCGAAATCACCTTCCATGCCAGTAGCAAGGGCAGATCTTACGAAGTGCTTAAATCCATTAGGACAATCAGTTTTTACAAACCAAGCGTCAGTATCAGTTAGATAATGATTAACAGTGTAACCACCAGGCAACATACCCATATTTTTCAATGCATTGATGTCATTGTCAGCAGTACCAACTCTAAGAGTGGATTCTAAAATCCTATCGGCTACAAACTGCAAGTTAACAGGAAGAATTAATTTCTGTCCTTTCATTGCAATTTTTAGTCCTCTTTCGTCGATAAAACCAGCGATGTCAATCATAGCTTGTTCTAATGAGGTTTCATTAATGTCTGCATCTGTAGCTGATCTGTTAGCGAAAGTTCCGCCAAGAGCTGTTGGTTGAGCAACGCTCAACAAAGGAACTCCTTGACCACCATTTACAGTGAATGCATCATTTAACACGTTAGCGCCTCTAACTTGTTTAGTGTAAGCCATAGATCTTGCTAGGGCTTTAGTGTAACGAGCTGACAAAGTGTCATACAAGTTGTCTTCGACTGCTTCTTCAGTTAACGCAAATGCTAAAGCAATTGTGTCATGAACGTATCTTGCAGTGAAAGATTCAGAAGCGGTATCGAAACCGATTGCTGATCCTTCTGCTTTTACGTTAGCTTGTCCGAATCCAACCAACATAACTTCTTCTTCAAAAGCTCTATCACTTGATTCTTGCTCAAATATTTGAGCAGCTTCGTTTTCGTAGCGTGCGTACTCCAAACCAAACAGGGCGTTTAAACCAGGTTCTAGTTCTTTGGCGAGCTGTGCTCTATTAATAGCCATAATCTATCTCCTATATACCTGAAAGGCTGTCCATGAAATGAACGTTAAGTTTACAAACCGCTAATCGGCCTGCTGCTGTTTTATCAACGGAACCAGACGATGTTGATGCTTGATCATCAAAAGCTACAATTTTTAAATTGAAAGCCGTTGATGCTGCTGCTGCACTTGAAGCATCAAGTTCACCACTTGAATAACCACTTGTAGTGCTACCGTCTTGAGCTGTTACCATTTGTGCATTTTTAAATAAATCACCATCTGGTAAAGCGCCGTCTGCATTTATTACAAATAAAGCGTGCGGATTATCCGCTACGTAAGCTATTGCTTCCGTAGTTGCTTTAATTGAAGCGTAACCAGGCCAGTGTGCGGACCATGTTGGAGTTCCATCAAGAGCTGTATATTTACAACCCATAAAAACACCTAACAAAGGAACGTTACCACCAGTTTGTGCTTGCGCTTGATCTATCATCCCTGAGGTTAGTGGAATTACTGGTGAACCAGTAAAAATGGTATTTGTAGTACCACCACTTGAGCCTTCGAGATTTAGAGGATACGCATTAACACCTTGGTTATTATAATTTGAGCCTGATCTTTCGTATGGACGTAGACCAAAAGCTGCGTTTATATTAGCCATGTTATGTCTCCTTTAGACAATGTTGGTAGAGACATAGACCTTAACCATTAAGATTTTTTGTTTCCACCAAATTCTACCCGAGACTGCCTCTCTTGTGAGATTGGCATTGAAGGGTGCTCCTCCCTCATAAGATCGTTTTCCACTGATGCTTTTTGATCATGAGTTTTTTGACGGAAATATTCATCTCTATCTTCTCTCACTTCAATTGGACATCTCATTAACATCAAACCACCAACAGCAATAATACCTTTATATTTACCATCTGACATAGCTGGTAAATCAAGTCTATTGGGATACTCATCTGCTCTCACAGGTTCATACCCAGATCTAATTCTAGCGGTAACATTCTTTTCATCCTGATTACCTCTAAATTCAAATCTTACCCACCGATGGTGAAAACCTTCGGGTGGATCTGGTGCTTCTAAGTTAGACGGCGGAACCCAACCTCTTTTACGAGTTTTTATTTCACGGGTTTCTTGATTGCGTGGGATTTTTTGTTTTGATTCAATAGTCATATATTACGCCTCCTTCACGTGTTTTGCGTATTCTTCTAATGGCACACCAAGTCTTTTTGATATAGCTATTTGTGAAGGTGTGAGTCTCACAGTGCGGCGTCCAGTTTTTGTCGATCTATTGGCAGAGGCAACCGTTTGGACTCTTCGGCCGTCTTTGTTCTTATCCTCGAATTTATGAGGAAACTCTATTTTGATTCTTTTGTCAAGTTCTTTATAATACTCATCTGATTTTCCATCAAATGACTCTTCATTGATTAATTTTTTATGGATAGATAAAGCAGTGTATGTCATTGCTTCATTTTGACCAAACCAATCATTTTTAGACGCCCAGTTTTCCGCTTTAGGATCTGGAGCAGCTTGTTGAACAGGGGCATTTTGTTGTTGAACAGGGGCATTTTTTAAATTTTCTTTTAAATTTTCTCTTTGTTTAATAGATGAATTTGCTCTTTCTTCTTCAATTGCTAATCTAGCTATTGCTTTTTGAGCTTCTACTTGAGCTTTTACATCTCCAGCATTTATTGCTGATTGAAGAACAGACTCGGCTTTATTAAACTCAGATTTAACACGTGCCGAATATTCATTAATATATCCTTCATCGACTTTTGTCATCTTTGTTTTAAGAGTGTCTCTTTCTGCTTTTACAGAATTAGCATACTTTAAAGCTTCTTCCTTTTGACGTTCCGCTTCTCTGATTTTAAAAGTAAGCTTATCAATTCTTTTTTTAACTGATTGCGAATATTCTTCGCCTTCTTCATTAGTTTCTTTAGTTTCTATATTTTCTTCTACTATTTCTGTAGATCCTTCATCATTTTTATTATCTACTTCAATATCAATAGATTCACCTGAAGTATCTATAGGAACAGTTTTATCTTTTTCTTCTGAGTTTAGTAAAGTTGGCATGGTGCCTCCATGTTAAATTAAATTAGCTGGCAATATGTCTCTTGGATCTTCGACAACAGCCAGTACTTCATCGTCGTTGATTATGCGAAGTTCACCACCATCAATGCTTACTCTAGAGCCCGCATATTTTGTAATAATGATCCAATCATTTTTTTTACACCAAGCCCCATTAGGAAATTTATCTTTATCCATATAAGCATCAGGACCTATTTCTATTACTTTACAAATATTAGTAGCTATAGATGCTTGATCTACAACAGAATCAAGAAGATGAACTCCTCCTGCTGTTTTTGACTCTAATTTTAAAGGAAATAAAACAAGACGGTATCCTGTTGGTTTTGGTACTTTTTCAATATCTTTTTTAATTGTTTCTTTTTTCTTACCATCCCAAATATGTTTTGGCATGATTAATTGTGGTTTAGTCATCTAATTGCTCCTGTTTTTTTAGCAGGTCCGTGAGTTCCTGTCTGATTTCGCGATAAGCGTGTAATTTTCCTAAAAGATATTTATAATCTTCTAAAGTCTTTACATCATTTGTTATAACTGTTTCAACATCCTCTTGTCTAGTTTTTATTAATTTTTTTAACCATTCAACTACTTTTATTAATTCCATTATTGGCAATACTCCATTAATTTTGAAAGTTGTTTACATCTTTCAGGTGTTTGACTATGCCAACGGGAGTCTAACATCTCACAGCTTGCTGTTTTATAATCACGTTCTTCAAGAGCTAATAAAGTTTTAGTGAATTTTCTTACCCCATTTTTACCAAGTTGATATACCATTTCAATAATGCAATCTCTGGCAACAATATGTAGTTCAGGGATGTGGCCTATTAAATCTTCTGCTGATTTTTCAGCTTTAGCTAAATCTTCTTTAAATAAAGCCACTAGTTGTGGTTTAGGATACTTTATTCCTGGCTCAAAATCATCATCTTTTGTAATTAAATGGCCGTAGCCAATTGTGGCAAAACCTAGATGATCATCATATCTCTCTTGAGAAAAGCCTTCATTTTCTTTAATTCTTTTTTCTAATACTTGTGATACCATTATGTATATATCTTCGTTCTAGGTCTTTTATTTGGTAACATAAGATCAAACCCTCTTGGCTTAACAATCACATATCCACCATTCTTATAGTTCTTAGCCCATCTCTTAGCTATTTTTGGTTTATTTGCAAATAAAAA